CGGGAAGGCGACATGCTGTTTTTCTTCCCCGACATGACGCCAAGCGCCGATCAGGCCGAGTTCGCCCATTACCTGCACCTGATGGGGCCGATGGAGATTCGGAATCTGGCTCCAGGTTTCGACCCGTTGCAGATCAATGCGCTGCTGAAAACGGAGCCTGACCTTGGCGAAGTCCGCCAAACCCTGACCCTGCACACGCAATACCTCGACCAGCCGGATATGTGCAAGGACCGATATGCGGTCTGGCACTACACCGGCGTTTTGGGCAAGGATGAACTGGACGTGCTGGGGCTGGAAATCCCGCCCGAGTGCGAATGTCCGGATACTGAGTTGGGTTCCGAATCCCCGCCGCCCATGGCGATGGCGGATATCTGGTACTGCCAGGACTTCGTACTGCGCGCCACGCTGGCCAAGGTGCCGGACGACTTCCGGATTCCCTACTACCTGTTCGCTCCGTTCCGTCTGGAAGGGTCGATGTTCGGGCAATCCCTGCCGATGTTGGGGGAAGATTCGCAGATCGTCATCAAGGCCGCTTGGGCCATGGCGCTGCACAACCAGTCCGTATCGTCAGGACCGCTGATCGTTGAGCGTACCGGAAAGATGATCGCCCGCGACAAGCAGGCGAGCTATCGCGGCCCCAAGGTCTACTCAGCGACAGATGACAACATCCCGCTGGATGACCTGATGAAGGTCTGGAACATTCCCAACGAGTCACAAGGCGCACTGACAATCTTGGACCGCGCTGTGGCGATTCTGGACGAGGAACTGAATACCTCGCAGTGGGCCAGTTCGGAAGGGGCGAGCGAGCACGACACCGCATCCGGTCTGGCGATGATATTCAACAGCCAGTCCATCCTGCAATTGATGGTCGCGGCTACCGCCGACGATGACGTGTACGAGCCGGTCATTACCCGCATGATCTGGTGGAATAACGACCACGGCACGGACGAGTCGATCAAGGGTGATTTCATCGTCAAGCCGATGGTGCAGTCCGAGCGGCTGGTGAAGGACGTACAAGCCCAGCAGGCGCAAGTGCTGGCGCAGATGAGCGACAACCCGCGCTTTGCCAAGTTCAGCAATGATTACGACCTTTACAAATACTTGGTCAGCTTCATGGACGGCCCGGTATCGAACTTCATCAAGACCGAGACCGAAGTCGCCGAGGAAGCGCAAAACCAGCCGCCCGACCCGCAGCAGTTGCAGGCGCAATACCTGCAAACCCGCGCGGAGACGGAAAAGCTGCGGGCCGAGAAAGAATCGGTCATAGCCCAAACCGAGCAGATCAAGCAGCAGATTGCGTTGCTGGAGCTACAGGCCGCACAGAACCCGCAAGGGGACAACGGGGCGGGTCTGGGCGAACTGGCCCTGAAACAGCGCGAGCTTGACCTGAAAGAGAAGCAGATAGACGCGAACCTGGATATCGCACAGATGCGCGAGGAAGGCCAGCGGATGATTGCCGCAGCCAAAGCAGCGGAACAGGCGCAGGATCGGGCAGAGTTCGCCTACGAGAAGCAGCGGGACCGCCAAGCGCGCCTGATGACGGAAGGTATGAAGGCCGAGCAGATTGCGCAGGAAGTCGCGGTAAAGAATCGGTTTGGGACCGGCATATGATCGAACCCACCTCCGAAACATGGCGCGAGGTCGAGGCCAGGATTGCCGAGCAGATTGACGCCATTCGTAACCTGCTTGAAATCGAATCGAACGACGACAAACGCACGACCCGGCTGCAAGCGCGCATCCGGGCCTTCAGGGACGTGCTGACATGGGCTGACGCGGCCCCAGACAACCCTAATGAAGGATTAGACACACCATGGCAACTGTAGACCCGAACGAACAGGAACTGACCGGCGAGGACAAGCACTACCAAGACTTGCTGGCCGCTGGGCTGGTAGGCGAGGACGATGCACCAGAGGGCGATGCCGGGACACCGGAGCCTGAGGCTGCTGCCGAGCCTGCCAAGCCTGAGAAAGCGCCAGAACGCGCGGATACGCCTGCTGAGGCTGCGGCTGCCGAGGAGTTCTTCCCCGGCTATGCCAATTTGCCGGAAGAATCGCAAGCTCTTGTCCGTCAGCACATGGAGCGGGCTTCCCGCGTTCAGGAGCTTGAGAAGGCTGCGTGGCAGGCCGAGAATGACCGCAGGGCAACGGTAGGAAAGCTGGCTCCAACTCAACGCGAGCTTGAGGAGGCCAAGAAGAAACTTCGCGAGTTCGAGGCAAAGCAGACGACCGCAAGCCGATCCGGCGCACGTGACGTTCTGGACCGATTTCGCAAGCACTACCCGGAAGAAGCCGAAGCGATTGATGCGGTCAATAGTCAGCTAGAGACCTTCGCCGAGCAAACACAAAAAGAAAAGGCTGAACTTCTCGAACGATTTGAACAGCTTGAGAAGCATCTTCACTTGCAAAGACAAGCGTATGAGAGTACAAGAGTAGTCGAGCAGGCAAGGGCTGAACTTCAATCCTTGCATCCTGATTATCAGGACATCGAAAAAGACCCCGACTGGAAAGTTTGGCTCAAAGCGATAGACCCGGTAAAGCAGGAACTGTTCGAGAGAAACAGGACACACAACGCGGCAGTGATCGCGTCCATCCTGACTGACTTCAAGCGGGACCGTGAATTGGCCCGCCTATACGACCTGCAAGGCGCAGGCGCTGCATCTCCGACCACACCGGCTACAAAGCCGCTGGCAAGATCGGTAGCAGACCCCAACCCGACCGCACGCAGAACGACCGCGATCCCGCGCTCCAATTCTACAGCCGGTTTGACAGGGGAAGACTTGCACGTAGCGAATCTACAAGCTGCGGGCTACGACATCTGACCAATCAACCAGAGGCTTAGACGATGGCAATCGCAAATCTGCCGTCGAACGTTCCGTCCATCATGGTCAAGGAAATGCTTGACCGCGCACCGGCTTTCCGGCGCATTGGCGTGGCGTTCGACAACATCAAGATCGGCAAGAACACGGGTGCATCCATCATCCGTACTCGCTGGATCAACGGCGCAATCAGCGTCACGCCAGAGCCGCAGGGGCAGAACCCCACGACTCAGGCACTTACGGCGGAGAGTTACACCGCCACCATGCAGCGTTACTCGGCTGCCTACGCCACTTCCCGCTACAACGACGATCTGAACCCGCTCGATTGGGCCAAGGGTCAGTCCGATGTGCTGATGACGGAAGTTGAATCGACCCGCGAACGCTTGCAGTACAACGCCGCGCTGTCGGGCACCAACGTCATTTACAACTCGGCAGCCATCGCCACCCGCCAGACGGTCAACGGCGTAATCACCTTGGGTCGCCTGCAAACGGCGATTGCCTCGATTGAGGCAGCCAAGGGCATGACGTTCACCAGCGAATCGGGCGGCTCAACCAAGATCGGGACAACCCCGACCGAGGCCGGTTACTACTGCTTCGTCCACACCAACGCCCATCCGGATATCCGCAATCTTCCCGGCTTCACCAAGAAGGCGCAGATGACGGGCGGGAACTACCCAGTCGGCACCTTCGGTTGCGTTGACAACATCGTGTTCGTCACGTCGCCCGAGTTCATCCCGTTCCTGGGTGCGGCAACCAGCGTCACGAATGCGGCCCTGCGCTCCACAGGCGGCTTCCCGGACGTTTACCCGTATGTCCTGTGTGCCAAGGGCGCGCTGTCTGGCGTTTCGCTTGGCGGCTCCGGCAAGGCGGGCTACGGCAACGTGGACGTGTACGTGCTGGACAAGGCGGACAAGTCGGACATCACCAATTCCCGCCTCGTGGTTTCGGCGGCTTGGTATGACTGCCCGATGCTGGTGTCCTACGACTGGCTGGTTCGCATCGAATGCGGCGTGACCGCTAACCCGGCCTAAGGAGAGCAATCATGGCAGTTGCACGTTACAGTCAGTACTACGCGCTGGCACCGGGGAGCACCACTCTCTATCAGCCACGCTTCGCACCGCAGAACACGCGGCCCGGCGAGATTGTCGTCATTCGCGGCGCGGTCAGCTTCCCCGCAGGAACGGTAGCCACGGACTACGGCGTTGATTTGTAACTGATCGAAGCCCGGCGCAAGGTTGCGAACCTCCATCGGCCCCATCAGGTGCAAGTAGTGGGCGAACTCCGACTGCTCGGCGCTCGGCGTCATGTCGGGGAAGAAAAAGAGCACATCAGCTTCCCGAATCTCGGGGAAGGTCGTTTCTTCCGTAGCCATCACGGACACGCCGACAGGAGCAGGCTGGACGGGCACATAGCCGCCCTGCTGCCATCCGTCCTGTGCAGGGACTTTGGGGCGATACCGGCGCTTGCGCTCTACTGTGGCGAACGGTCCTGATATCAGGCCGGTTCCCTTCCGTGCCGCATCCCGGCACATCTTCCGGATATGGCGGTCTGCGCGTGACTTGTTCCACTGCGACTTGATCTTTTCTTCCATGCCGTCGCAACGAACCTGCGCATCGGCCTCAGCCTGGGCTTGAGCCTGCGGATCGTCCGAATACTTGCCGCAGTCCGGCTCCAAGCCCCAAGGCGTCGCACTAAGCATGTCACACATGCGCGCTTCCCAACGGTCTGTCCGTGCGCGTAACAGGTGCGGGGTGCGACTTCTCGGCCCTCCCTCGCTCGGGATAGCCTGCGTCTTGGTCGCGTCGTTGTACCGATCTTCGCCCCGATAGATGCGCAGCGAGTCCAACGCCATGCGGTCAATCTCGCGCTTGGCCTTGATCGATTCGTCGCGCTTCTTGGCGAGCTTGGCGACCAGCGCCCGCATGTCCGTGAGCCGCTTGATTTCCGCCTCCTGCTCGGCCTCGGCCAACAGGCGCAAGGCTTCCATGTCCTCAAGCAAAGCGGGATCGGCGCTGACCGTAAGGTCAACGTTCAGTTCGTCGTCCAATGGGAATCCTTAGTACAGACCGAAGGTTTGTTCGGGGATGGATGGGGCAATTTCGGTTCGTTTCGTGCGGGCTTGGTCCAAGCTCATCAAGCCATACCGCATGGCGTCGAGTCCATGGTCATCCTCTTTACGGATGCGGCCCTTGTCGTCATACGAATAGCGCCGAAGCTCATCCAGAAACTTCTCGCAAGTGTTGTAAACCTTGAGCCGCCCCGTAGAGAGCCGTTCCAGTACTGTGGCGATGCCAGCATCCACAGCCTTGTTCGGCAGCCGGATTATCAGCCCCTGCTTGCGATACAGATCAAGGAACGTGTCTCCGGTTGTTTGTGACCCCCCGGCAACGTCGCCGATGCCAGGAATCCAATGACCGCGCGCCTTGATAGCCGCCGCATGCAATGGAACCTCCGCCTCGCCTCGGTAGTATTCCGAATACAGGTACACCGTATCCGTGTCGCGATCATGTGCCAGCCAAACCGCTGCGGTCATGTGCCAACCGCAGTCGATGCCGAACAATCGTGGCCAGTGATCGGGGAGGCTCGGCAACGGCTTGATGACGAACTGACTTTCTTCCACCGGGTAAATCCTTCCTACGCCAGCAACTGCCTCGCCATTCATGCGGGCGTCGCGAAGATATGGCGGGCAACCCGCCAACATTTGCGCCTTCTCGGCTTCAGTTAAGTGAGGCACATCCTGCCAACGGCACTTGACCAGAACCTTGCTCGCCCCTTCCTCATTGGACAGTGCAGCCCGTTGGAACGAGCGCACAACGTCCGTAGGCCCAGACAGCGGTGTAAAGGTCAGCAGGATCATGCCGTTGACCGTTCGCCCACGGAACAGGCATTCCGTGTAGATATCCATGGGCGGCTCTTCGTCAAGCCATATCAGGTCCTTTTCGGTGCCTTGGAAAGACTCGCGGCGCTGGTCGTAGGACTTGAACCCGATGGTTGAATAACCGCCGCTCACATGCTTCACCCGCACGAAGTCGCAAGCGTAGTTCGTGCCCTGTCGGAACTTGCCGTTGAACTGGCCGTCTTTCGTCAGCAGCGCATGGCGTGGGATCATTCCAGTGCCAAGCGCATCCATGCCACCTTTTGCGATGTCGCCCAGCAGCTTGACTTGGGTAATGTCGCGGACTGTCTCTTTCGTGTCGCCAGCTACCCACATGTCCGTTGGGCGGCTGTAGGTTCTACCGCCCCACCAGCCAGGATAGTCGCCAGTCGCATGGAGCGTTACAACGTAAGCGCCGACCCCTTCAGTTTTCCCAACACCGTTGCCCCCTTGGAAGGTAGTCTCTCTATACGTTTTGCTGAACTCAAACGCCAGCATGTGCTTCGGGTACAACTCCCGCCGAAGTGGTCCGCTATCAGGGTAAAATCGCTTGATTTTGTGGTAACGGTACTGGGCTTGCAGTGCCTCTAGCAGCGCAATCCGGTTCGGGTCTAGCATTCAGTCAGTCCGCAAATAGGGCCGGTTGCCAACTTCCCCGACCGGCAACTGGGGGAAGGGTACGCGCTGGCTGCGTTGGGGATTATTTCTTGGCAAGCATTGCCCGACTAGCCACACGCGGATGCACGCCTTCTGCAACCATGCCTTCGTATTCCGCCTTGCGACGGTTGGCGTCGGCCACTACATTGTTCCAGCAGTTCTCGCAATGGTGCGTCATCACCTGATCGCCAATCATGACCGGATTGGCACCAATAGCCCCGCAGCCGCAACGCTCAGATACCGGCGAATCGCGGCAATAGACAATCTCGGCCTCGCCTTCCTGTAGTTCCATGCGGGGGTTCGGCAATCCGTGGAAATGGTACTGCGCTTGCAGGAACTCGGCGTACTGGTCCTGCATGGACACTGGTGCGTGTAGCGCGTGAGCGATGCTCATGGAGAGGAAGTTAGGGGTCATGCCACCTCTCCTTCAAGAGTGAAGCCCGGACTTGCACCGGGCCTGAGCGTTGCGCTCTGGTTGAGTCTACACCTGTTAGCGGCTATACAGCGCGGTCAATGGGGTCGCCGTGATGTACGATCCGATGCCTACCGTTGTCGTGTCAGCGTGCGAATCCGACTGCGCCCATTGGATGCCGTAGCTGCCGCCCGTCGAGAAGATGCCGATGGCGCGATGCAGGACACGGACGAATGCGGCATTGGTCGGGTTCTGCGCCGTGTTCAGGGCCGATACGTCGATGATCGTGGTCGCAGCGCCCGCAGCCGTGACGAAGCTGGTATAGCCGGTGTAGGTGGACGCAACAACGGTTCCGCCTGCCTGATTCAGCGCAATGGAGCCGTTGGCCGTGGCGGTGGTGAACAGCAGGGCTTCGATCAGGTACGGGACGCCGGCAATGATGTCGGGAATGACCAGATCGGTATCGAGCGCCAGCGTGGCGTCGGACGTCTTGCCGGTAGCAGTGGACTTGACGCCAGCCTCCAGACAGAAGGCGTCGCGCAGCGGGCCTTGCTGGGAAGGCGGGAATGCCTTGTTGGCGAGTTGGTTGAATGAATTTCGATTGCGGAGAAACGGGAAACTTGCCATGGTGATAAAAATCCTCTCTAAGTGAGCCAGCTATTGCGCTGGAGGAGTTGGTTCTTTTTGGTTGATGCCAACAGGCAGGTGGTAAGCCGCCGATAGGGCGGAGGTGGGGGGAACTTAGTTCGGGTGCGTGACTGGGGACATGGACAAGTAGGCCGCGCCTGCCGTGATGCCCTTGGTCAACAAGTAATCAGGTCCGCCAGCCACGATCACGCTCGGGAGCGCAACGGTCATGACTCCGACCACGTTGTCATCGTTCACGACTGCCGTTGCTGATCCGCTTGGAGGAATGAACTGGACGGTAGCTGTCTCAGCACCCGCCAAGCCGGTCGCTGTCACCATCACGCGGGGATAGTTGCCGGTGTTCAGCACGTATGTCTGCGCCGCCGTGGCGGCTGGGGTTAGTTGCACGGTCGCCATGTTGGAGTCCCAAGAATGGTTGATTGGATGATGGGGCGGATTATGGGCATTTACCTGTGTCCAGCTTGGCCGAAGCCATTCAGGATCGAATGTAACGGCTTGACCGTTGGACACACTGGTTACTTGGCACGGCGGCGGAGCCGTTCATTCCAACCCTCCATTGTTCATACAGGCCCGCGATTTGTGCACACTCACTCGGCGGAATCGGGCTTATTGTTCTGTGTGGCTGGACAATCAGGCTCATTTTCGACCTCACAGCCGAACGCTTGTCTGATCCCGTCGCGGAAATACGGCATATCTGGATAGAACACCACATAGCCGCCAGCAAATTTGACTACGATGTCAGGTCCGAACGGCCCTTTACGGGCGATGGCAGTCGTTGCGTGAGGGGGAGGTTCTAAACAGGGCAATCCGACGCCACTCGCCCCTTCCGCGTTGGCGGTGAACAGGATCATGGCTTACCTACCAATGCCTGCAACCGCGCTATCTCTGCGTCCAGGTCCGATGGCTGCATGTTCTGGTACTTCACAGGTCCGCCGCCTTCGCCTGTGTGCTCCTGCGTGATCTTGTCGCCGTACTTCTTGGGCAGGAACTTGGACGCCAGCCACTTTCGCGTGTCTACCTCAAGCCTTCCAACCTGAACGTCTATCACGCCTTTGCGCGTATCACGCAGGGATTTCTCGATCTTTTCTACCTGGTCGTGCGCCAAAGACTCTAGTGCGCGTGCGTATTGGTCGGCCACTTGACACCGAAGGACCGCAGACCGGAACGTAGAACGTGATACGCCAACCTTCAAACAGGCCGCTCGTTCCGACATTCCGCCTTCCATAAGGCTGATGATTTGCTCGGCTTGGTCCTTCCTGCCCTCTTGGCTTATGTGTTCAGGCTTTTGGGCTGGCTCTGCCTTCTTAGCTGGCTTACCCACGCCCGGCCCCTTTCTGCATGTCGCGCTTCATCTGCTCCCACCGATCCGGGTTGCGACGGATGAACTCCTGCGCCGTTGTAGGCCTGCTTGATCCGGTGCGCTCGATCAGCCGCGAATCACCACCGCGCTGCCTCACTGTCCCGTCCGGCCTCAATATGTCAGTGCCGAACTCGCCTTGCATTCTGAATCGAGTCGCATCGCCAAGCGTGCCGCCCGCATTCGATAGCAATTGATTCAGTGCGGACATTTCTGCGCCGGTGTCTACCGTGCTCCAGCCACCGCCATGCCCCGTACCACCCTCGCCAGTTCGCCAGCCGGTGTCGTAGCCCTGAGAGTCGTGCCAGTTTTGGCCCGGAAGAATCGCGCTTACAGTGTGGCCAGAGGGGCGCATCTGGCTCGGATGCACGCTTGGATCAGTCTCGTTAGCGGATTGCATCAGGGCTTGTGGCTCGCCCCATACCTGCTCGTTGAGCCGACGTGCGCTGTCCTCGTTGAGCTGCGTCACCGCCGCCGAGTTTGCAAATCGCTCGCCGAGTGCTCGATCCGGCACGTTTGTCACGATTCCAATCCGACTCAGCAATCGACTACCAGCTTGCGGCAGTGTCGGGATGTTGGTGCCCGCAAAGCCCGCACCTGTGCTCGGCTGATTGCCGCCAGGAAGCAGTCGCGCCATCAGGTTTCCGAAGAATCCGCCTGTATCGGCCATTACCGTATCACTCCACTAGCTCTCAGGTCGCGCAGGCATTCGTTTGTGGCGTTCACGGTCACTGCCGCTTGCTGATACAGGCCGAGCATTTGCAGCGCCCAAACGTCCATATACGCAGGCTCAGGGACCATTGGCGGGACTGTCAGTGGTCGGGCGTCGCATGGCACGGATGGAATCGGCTGTAGCTCGGTAGGCCGCGTCAAGTTCTTTCCGCACGCTGTCAGGCCGAGTAGCGACGCACACAGCAGGAGTGTCGCGGTAGATGACCCGTACGCGCTCGGCTGCCTCATGTGACCGGACCTCGATGGTTGGTATCGATGCAAGATAGTCCAGCATCGTTGTGCGTGCGTCTGAGCTGGCCTGAGCCTGGGTGTCTACCTGCGCGGCTACAGCGTCCTTCTGCGCGCTCGCAGCCGCTACATTGCGGTCCCGCTCTCGGCTAACGCCTGCGTTGTAGGCGGCCCAGTGTGAGCCGACCAGGGCTATCAGCAGGGCTAGGGCGAGGTAGGCTCGCATTCAGTCGTCCGACATATCCAGCCAGCCTTGGATCGTGGCGTGGTAGCGGTGGCCGACGTACACGCCGCCAGCGAATGCCAGCAATACGAGGATGATGGTCATTTCCGCGCTCTCCAAAGGATCAAAACGCACATGCAAACGATGGCGAAATAGCCGAAACCGACCTTGCCCATTACCGTTTCAGCCATGATTGCGGCGATGCAGGCTGATAGGGTTGCGGCAAGGATCAGGGCGTAGCCGATCATTGGCTTTCGCACAAAACGCGCGTGGCCTGCCTGCGCCTTTCCAGGCCCCGATAGAAAACACCGCCAGCCTTTACCCATTGTAGGAAACCAGCGCAGACTTGCGGCCAGTTGCCCGCTGCGGCCATGCGGCGGATGGTTGAATGTTGCCCGTTCTTGAGGATGCACAGGCCGTCTTTCACGCCCTTGCGTCCCGGTCCTACGTTCAGCGCGAAGTCGGTCAAGGCGGCGTGTCTCTCAGGGGTCAGCGGTGCCCAATCAGGCGCGACGATGCAGGAATCCACGATCAGCGCAGCCTCGATTAGATCCTCTTGCAGCCACTTGTCGCACTGTTCATCGGTGGCCGTGTCGCCTTCTTTCACGCCCTTCGTGTGGCCGTGGCAGATGGTCCATGGGTCAGACGGTACGGGGCGGATGGCGTGGTTTGTCTTGCCCTCCCATTGCGCCGTGAAGCCGAGCGCCAACAGAATAGAAACGCCCGCTGCGCCGATGGCGCTTAGGGCTTTTGGGCTGACTCGGGACATGGGTCAGGGACGGCTGATGATGATGATGACTTCTTCTTCGGACCCGCGCTCGGTTTCAGCATCGCGCAGGCTGGAAAGGTATTCGATGGCTGCCTTGACGCTCATCGCTTCGGTCGCTTCGATGCTCATTTCTTCGGCTCCTTGGCCTGGTCGAGTTCGGCTTTCAGGCCGGGATTGCGCTGGAAAAGGGCGCTCAGATAGGCTTTGTTCGCGTTCGCGCTCGATTCCACGTTGCCCACCTTGACCCATGTGGCGATTGCCAGCGCGGATAGGCCAAGCGATAAGCCAAACATGAAGGCGCAGCAGTAGGACACCACGCGCGAGGAAAACCACGCACTTGCGCCGCCTGTGTCTATACGGATGCTGGAGACGGACTTGCCGCTGTCCTCCCTATCCTTACGCAGTTCGGCGACCTCATCGCGCAGGCTTTTGATCGCTTGCGATAGGGCTTTCAAGTCAGCGTGCAACTGCGAGTCCGCCATCAGTCATCAGCCACGGCGGGGACAGATAGCCGTGATGCGATCCGCTCAATCATGCGCTCAAGGTTGTTCACGTCTTTTTGAATCGGGGCCATGATCTTCTCAAGGGATATCTGGCTCACGTATTCGCGGGCGATCATCAATTCGAGACGTTGGCGCTGGTCCTTTTCGGCCTCGATCGCATCGCCCAAGGAGGAGAGGCGCTTGAACAGCAACCCGACTGCCGGGACGATGACGCCGGTCACTATGCCGATGATGGCCGTTATTGCATCCATCAGCGAGCCTTCTGCCGCTCAGGCCCCCACTTCACCGGCTCGACCGCGTAATCAGCGGGAGCGGGTTTACGGGACTTGAACAATCGAGCACTGGCACGGCTACGGAATATCCGCCCGTCTTTGCCGTGGCGGCTTACGAGCCACAGTGATTCCTTTTTTTCGGACATTGTGACCTCGTAATTCGAACTATACGGAAATTCCAGATAGTTCGTTCAGGATAGAAGCTCGACGCATCGGTTTGGCTATTGCCGGGGAATTGTGCCGAGGCCGAGCTGTGAAACAAAAACCCCCGCGTAATCTCCGGGGAGACAAGAGGCAGGGGCCGTGTTGCATTGGCGGAACGGTCGTGCACGGCCTTTACAGCGTCCGGGTTGCCAAGGTTACGCAGGATTTTAACTTCTCAGACCTGCCCCGACCTCGCCATTGGTGCTAACCAATGACCGGATTCCACGCTGCCGCCAAATACGAAAAACCCAGCGGCTAGGCTGGGCTTGGATGGTGCCCGCTGAAGGAATCGAACCTTCACCGTCCCTTGTTTTGAGCAAGGTGCCTCTGCCTGATTGGGCTAAGCGGGCGATTTGGTACCGACTGAGGGACTCGAACCCATCACTGTACGCGTTCTAAGCGCGTCGCCTCCTACCAATTGGGCTAAGTCGGCATAACTGGCTGGTGGATGGTCTAGGTATCGCACCTAGCAGGCCGGAACACCAGTTTTACAGACTGGCCCCTCTCTTTAAGGGTCTACCCATCCGAATTAGGTGGCGTCGTGGACAGCAACGCCAGCCTATATCCTAAATTATGCGAGGCTAGATTGCAAGCGGGCTGTAGGGCTAACGCGGTGGGCCTCTTGCCGGTACGCGCGCTCGGCTCGGAATAGCGATTCCTCCGCTGCCTGCCACAAGATTCTATCCCCCAACGTGTGAGCTATCTGGTATTGCCGTTTCTCCATGCCGTCCGGTTGCCGACCTCGCTCGCCGCTTACTGCATATAGGTAGCAGCCTGCGGCAATCCGCAGAATGTCGGGGGCGTGGCCTTCTGCCCGTTTTCCGAGTCCGGCCATGAGTGCAGCAGCCAGTTCCCGGATGATCCGGTCGCCGTGGGCATGGGTGCCGGTGATGATGGCTAGGGCAATGTCAGGGCCGACATCGTGCGGGTCTGGCACGTATTCGCCTAACTGCTCGTCCCATATCATCTTGCGGGCATAGGCAAAGGCTGCCGCTATCGAATGCTCGTCTGGAGTCTGGTCGCGCCTCGTCCCTCGGCCACCTAC